TCTAACATTATTTTTAGGACTCATTACCAATCTTTCCAAAAAATTTCTTTTAAATACATCATATGTTTCAGGCATCCCAATATCCATAAAGTGACCCTCATGAAAATATCCATATAATTTTCTTTCTTCTGCTAATTTTGGAAAGACTTCTTTTTCTAATGAAACAACTCTTCCATGTTCTATTTCTTCAAATATTGATGGTTCAAAAATATAAATTCCCCTACTAACAAAACCTTTCTTATTAGAACTTTTTTCAGAGAAATCTGTTATTTTTTCATCTTCTACAATAACAGTACCATAATGAACCTTTGCCCAACCAATTAAAAGACCTACAACTAAATCCATTATAAACTCCTTATGTTATTTCAATTTTACTTGAAACTGCTATCCGACCATTAGGTAATTGTACAACTAAATACCAATTTACTGCACCACCTGCATGAATCACGTCAAAGGATAAGTCTCCATCGGCTTCAGTAGTAAATGCCCACACCTTATCTGTTAATAATTCTACAGCAGAACCGTCTGTATTTATTGCATTTGCCCCGTCTGGTCCGGTAGCCGTAATATTTAGCCCTGCGGAATCATCTGCTAAATAAAATATCCCTGTAACGGCATGGGAAATATCCAACCCTGCTTCATCAATAAACTGCATAGCCACGTTTACAGTTGTTCCATGTGATCCACCAACTGTAAATGTAATCCCAGCCCAATCCCCACTTACTTCAATATTATGTAAAGTAGCCCCTGAAGGTACGCCATTTAACTGTACCGCCCCGCGATTATAGGCTACAGCAGATTGGAAAGAATCTCCACCTACTGAAAGTACATTGCCTATCTGAATCAGACTTAGATCGTCGACAGCAAACTGGCCCTGTGTTGTAGTTGTTCCAGTAATATCTAAAACAAAACTACCTGATGCTGCGGCCTCAATACTGGTAAATTCAACTAATTTCCCTGTACCGGCAACCATACTTAAAGCAACGGCCACCGATGGAAAAGCATTAGTAATTGTAAAAGCTGTATCCCCATCTGGAGCAGTAGTAACCGATGGAGTATAAACAAATCTAAATCGTTTTCCACCGATTCCGGTTGATGCTCGGTTGCCTGCCGTTTGGACAACCGTTCCAACTAAAGACCCCGCCGCAAAGGTCCATTCGGCTTTATTTCCTACATCATCAGTTGCTTTTCCAGTAGCAGACCATTTTGCATTAGTGGCAAAATCACCTTCATTAAGTATTTCCGTATTACTAGCCCCAATATCAAGAAAGTTTAAAGTGCCACCTGATTGAAGATCAAAAACTATTGCTTCTGAAATGGTAGTATTCCACAATTCCCAATTATAAATCTCGCCCTTAAATGCCTTTGTAGTACCCCCTGTTTCAGTCCCTATACGTAAAACTTCACCATTATCTAATGTAAGTGGAGTACCACTAATATCTACCGTTCCGACCAGTACACCATCTACATAAGCAGAGGCATTTCCATCACGATCAGAGGAAACAATTACATCATGAATCACCCCAGCGGTAAATACAGCAGTTCCTATAATTGCTGTAGAGTCTAATGTGTTATCATCAATGTGAATCCACAAATCGTCCTGGCGGATTTCTAAACCCCAACCAACAGTAGCCGAAGTTTTATTCATCAAGAACTGATTTGCAGTGGTTACACTTTCAGCTTTAAAAACAATCCGCAGGCCAAAGTCAAATACCCCTACATCAAGATTAGCGTTATCGGCATATTCAATATAATCATTACTCCCATCAAACCGATAAAAAGGGTTATTAGTATATAGATTTTTCTGACTTTGAGAAAATAAATTTCTAAAACCAAAAATATCCTTGCTGCCATCTACAACAACTTCCCTATTGGCAACTACTGTTCCAGGTGCAGTACGAAGTTCTGATATATCTGGAAATTCTCCCCCTGGTAAAAGAGGATTTTTTAACTCTACCATAATTTTTTCCCTTATTGTTGCTCAGTATATTCTAAATCGTAACCTGTACTAGAGCCACTACCTTTAACATGTAAAGTATTCACGCGGTATGCCCTGTCAATAGAACCATTTGGTCCTATTGTGAAATAATTTGAACCTCCATCAAGGGAGTAAAGTAAATTATTTGTAGCATGAAGGTTTACAAGTCTTATTGCTTTACTTTTTTTCTTAAAAGTAACCGCTAAGACCGCTGCTGTTCCCACTGATCCAGCAGGCGAACCGGTCCATTTATCTCCTGCGTTAATCGAGTTATTTAATGCACTCATTTTCTACTCCTTAATAGTAATGATAAAAAATGCTTATTCGGGCAGTATCCGCACCACTCTCCGTAGCCAATTTCGCTTGAATCTGTGTACCTGCTGGCTGTATATCACATTGGAAAGGAATATTCATTGTTCCGTCTTGAACAGCGTTTTTAATAAACCGTACCCGTCCAATTTCCGTTGTTACAGCATATAGTACCAACTCATAGGTTTCGTTTGCACTTAATGCCTCAATACTAATATAGTGAATATCAAAATCAGAACCTATTGCAGCATTAGGAACAATCTCTTTAAACTCTCCTAATACCCAACCTGCGCCTGAAATAACATCTAGTCCATTTGCTAATGTTGGATATACCCTAGATTGATTGTGTACATGCTCGTTCATTGTATGTGTAAAAGCCTTAAGACTATCTCCATCGTGAGTATCAGACTTGTTCCCCACAACCTGTTCAATACTAGAGTTTAATACTGAATCTATAGCAGGTACAGAACGCGGTGCTGCATTTTCGCCACTCATTAATTAATCCCAAACCGCCGCAACTGCTGTAGCGCCTACACTTAATGGAACCCACTCTAAATAAAATGTAATTTGTCCATCATTTATCCCCGTAGAACCGGCTACAAGTAAATCTATATCTGTATCTGCTAACCAAGCCCAATCACTAGGAAATCCAACTGGTGCAGAAGTTGATGTAGCGCCATTTGTCCAAATATCCCCTGTTATTAAATCTAACGGAGTAGCATATTGAGCAATTAAAGCTGCTGTTGCCCCTGCTATTCCAACCTCAATTGTTTCATCCCCATTATTTTCAGTTAGTGTTTCGTCGACTACCCCTGCAATTCGACATTTAATTAACCCTGCTACGGTAAATAATCTATGCGCAGCTATAGTCCAAGCTGTTGAAGAACCGTCAACTGTCTGGACTGTAACTAATCTAGTAGCCCCACCACTTAATGCGAATATAGATGGACTAGCACCTTGGGTAAGCGCATCGTCATTCTTATTCCCAATAACATCTGCAAAAACAGCGTTATTAGAACTATCAGCAGCAACTACTCCCATATCTGCCGGGACGTATAAAAGATCACTCATAATTATAACTCCGCAATTTGCATTTGGGCATCAGAAGTATGTTTCTGAATCCATAAATATAGATCGGGTTGAACTGTACCCCCGACAGCCATTGGTACTAACCCCCAAGGAACTCTCATTGACATACCATTGCCAGCAGGTAAAATACTTGACTGGATAAGCGCTGTATTTACAACTGCTGATGTAGTAATTGGATTAGCGGATGGCTCACTTGTTGATACAACCCATTTATACCAAACTTTATAATCTAAAGAAAGTCTAAGAGTTGTAACATTTGGTGCAGAAATCTTATGTCGATCAGTAGTAATTGTTGCCTCAAACTCCCAGAAATCTGCAAGAGTATGCCCTGTAGAAGCCGCAAAGGTTATAGTAACTCCATTATCAAGAGATACAGCCCCTCCAGCCATCGCAACAGATGCTGCTTGTAACACACCATCTCTATACCAATCATATTTATCTGTACCAGCCGCTGTAGTAACAATAACCTTATACAAATGACTTCTAATCCCAGTAAAAGTACCAGCAGGAGTTAAATCGTCTAATCCTGATCCTGTAAATACTTCACTAGTCTGGATCGCAGCAGCATTTACTTTAAGTCTTCTTTTTTCTGTATATCCTGCCGCCGCAACCATATTCTGCATTGATTTTCGATTAAATTTTGTAAATAAAGACATAATTTTTAACCCTTGGTAATGAAAGGAAAGGACAGATATTGAAGAGAATAGTCACACCCCACAGATGACTTAGAACAATAAATATCCGCCCTTCCCAACATTATTTTATGCACTAATATAATCTGCGCCCATGCGCTTGAGTACAAATATATCATCATTTGCAGCACCACCAGCTTCAAGTCCTTTTGATACTGCTAACTCATCTACTCCATCAGTAACTCCAATAGAAGTTCTAGCAGCAGACCAAATAAGACCTTCGCCATTTATAGTAGTAGCAGATACTCTATGTATATACATATATGTACCTGGAATTATAGCCCAATTTGACCTTGCCGCATTGCCAACTAAAGTGCCACCAGGAGATACCTGTACCCCATCGGCATAGAGTACACAAGTACCTAAATCTGCAACTTGAGCAGTAGAAGATGTTATAAGACCTTCAATAGTCCACCTAACTTGTTCGCCCTGTGTAATAGTTGTGCCTGATTTAATTGGAAAGGCGCAACCATATAACGGGCCTCTATCAAACGCGTATTGATAGCGAACTATGTCACAAACAAATAGGTCTTCGGAAGCTCCAACATTTCCATAAAAACGAAGTTTTTCAACTCGATCACGAGTCCAACTTTCTCCGTTCATATCAATCTGGAACCATTGATGCACATCATTTACTATTGCTTGTACATTAACTTGAGTAGATTCTACTCCATTATTGACAATAGCAACCTTCATTTCCCCTGCGGTAGAAAAGTCACCAGCTGAAGTATTAGTTACCCAAAAACCTAAATACCTAGTATCTCGCCAATCTGTTTGATTTACCCCCTTGCTCCCCGGTCCGGGAGCAGGTACTTTAGACTCATCTATCAGTTTAGTCTCAAGATATTGTGTACCATTTAACGCCCCGGTAGATGTCATTTTGATCGCATTTGTCCCAACACGACCAGAAGCATCTACAGCAACATCAAATACACCAGTGTCACTCTTGGTAAAATCAGCCGCAGTTTGACAGTTATTAACTTGTACTAAGAATGGGAGGCCTAATATTTGAGCCTGCGTTTCAAGCATAGCCCTATAATCAATCCCTCCCACTCCAAACAAATTGACTCCCATAACTTTAGACAGTGCGAGTAAACTTGGTCCAGGTCGGTTAGTTTTATATAATACATCACTACTCATTATTAAACTCCTTTCCTGGGTTAAGCAATGAAGTCTGCGTTCATGACCTTCATCACGAATATATCATCGTTCGCATTACCGGCAGCTTCTAGTGCTTTGCAGGTTCCAAACTCATCAACACCTGTGCCTACACCAACTAGTGTCCTAGCAGCAGCCCATTCCATTCCTTCACCGGCCTGATTGGCTTCACTTGAACGACTAATATAGATAAACGTCCCTGGTACAATTGCCCATTTAGTACGACCTCCATCACCTACCAGAGTTCCACCCGGTGCTACCTGTACTCCATCTGCATAAAGCACACAAGTGCCTATATCCCTGACAGCAGCAGTAGAAGACGTTATAAGGCCATCAATAGTCCATGCTACTAACTCACCTTGGGTAATAGTTGTACCACTTTTGATTGGAAATGCGCAACCGTACATTGGCCCACGGTCAAATGCGTATTGATAGCGAACTATGTTATTTACATACAAGTCCTCTCCAATAGCCACATTTCCATAAATACGCAAGGATTCTACGCGGTCGCGTGACCAACCTTCTTCTTGCATATCAATCTGAAACCATTGATGAATTGTATCAACAATAGCCTGAACATTTACCTGTGTTTGTTCAACCCCATTATTCATAATAGTCACCTTGGCTTCACCCGCAGTAGAAAAATCACCTCCAGCTTTATTAGTAACCCAAAAGCCTAAATACCTAGTATCCCGCCAATCTGCTTGACGTCTACCCAACGCCCCTGAAATTGGGGTAGGTATTTTAGATTCATCTATTAACTATGTCTCAGCATATTGCGTACCATCCAAGGCCGTAGTAGAAGTGAACTTCATTTCATTCGTGCCTACTCGTCCACTGGTATCATTTGCTACAGTAAGACCCGAACCTACGGCACTCCAATCTGCAATAGTTTCAGTATCATTAACCTGTACTTCAAATCCAAGCCCCATAATCATGGCTTGCAGATCAAAATACGACCGCAAGTCAACACCATCTTGTCCAAATAGATTCACACCCATAGTTTTAGACAATGCTAACAAACTCGGTCCAGGTCGATTTGATTTAAAAAGCATATTACTCATCGTTGTTTTTTCCCTTCAACCCCGTTGACGGGGGAGCCGAACTTAGACTCTGAACGAGTCCCCCAACGTGGTTTTATTAGTTAAGAGGTCATATTATAACCAAAGGAAACACTTTCTTCCCCGGTGCCATGAGACATCACTTCCTTAAATGCAACCCTGTGACTCATAACAACTCTATTTTGTTGAGTTTCAATATCACGATCTGATTCTTGTCGCAATTGGCTTCTTTCGCCAAACCAAAATGCTCTACGGTTTACTAACAAAATAATGGTATCTGTAGTAGTAGCACCATCATAAATGCCAGCAGTAGTTAAATCGTTTCTGACAAACTCGGAAACGATAATCGGAACACCATATAACTTCCCTAATTCCCCTGAAAGGATAGCAGCAAATTGTCCATACTTATCAACCGTTTGAGTATTATCAATCTTTAACGTATTGATAAACCCATTGAAACTCATTATATGGGCTAAATCTGCAACTTGTGCTCCGAACCTACCCATAGACTTTCTCATTGCTAAATGAGCATCATCGTCCCAGGTTGATATGGATACTGCTCCATTACCGGTTGATCCACCTGACGCTTTCCGTAAACCATTCCAAGATTTACGAATGTCAAATGCAGATTCCACATCTGAGTCTAAATGAGTAGATGAAGTATCTCCATTAATAATTGAATCTTCCTTACCATCTGCTAAAGCCTGTGTAATTTCAGCCACAACAAATGGTAATGCAGCTACCAATGAATCTTCCTCAAACTCGTAGGAGTAAAGCATTCTCAGTGCATGCTTTACAATCGACATACTGATTTTATCGGTAGGCGCAGTTCCTGCTGGAATTTTACTCGAATCATCAGTAGTAGATTCAGGCATTAAATACGCAACTTGACGGGCGCCCCTTAGAGGAAATTCAAAGGTATCACCCTTGCCACGTAATTGTACAGTAGGAAATAGAGCTGTTACCCTTAATGCCAACCTAATATCATCTACAATACGGGCTGATAATTGAGTAGGTACAAACTCATTTCCGGTATTAGTCCCACTTGAACTAAGTGCCTTAAACTCTTTTCGAGTCATTTGATTAGAACTTAATTCATAATTAAATAACTTAAGACTTTCAAACTTACTTAAGTATTTACTATAATTAGCCCAATCCTGTTTTTCCCCGGCTCGTGCAAGAGATGCAATAAACAGAAAGTCATTTAATTGCATTAAATCTTCGCAACCATCATAACTTCCGTCCTTGACCCATCCTCGTTTCCTATCATAATGGGTACGAGGTTTATACAAGACTTTGGTAATATCGTTATCATAGCCCCACATATTAAACAGGTCTTTATTATCTAAGTGAATATCAAAAATTTCAGCATTTGCAGCCTCGTTATCTTCACTTAGAACGTCCAATTTTTCCGAAACTACATGCTCAAAATCGGTTACAGTACGTTGAAGTGTCATAATATCTTCACCCATTTTCGAGAATTGGGTTTTAGATTCGGCACTATTGTCCCGTCCATCTTTAACATGTAATTCTACAGTTTCGGCTAAATCATGTACCGCTTTAGCTAGGTCTTTATCTAGCGTTCCAACTTCACTCATGATTAACTCCGCTTGTGTTGTAGTTGGGACATCACGTGCCTCTAATTATTCAAACTTTTCAAGCCTTCATTGGCTTGATTAATTAATTCTTTTAAATTTTTCAAAGTACCATTTCTTTCTTCTGTAGATAGGGTAGTCACGGTTAACGTTCCTAACGCCTTTTCCGCTTCGTCAATAGTTACACCCATTTCAGAAGCCCTATCTAATAGGGCTATAAATGTATCAGAAGCCTTATTAAAAGCCTCTATTACCTCATTTAAAGTATCTACCGTTTTCTTAGGTACGCCCCCACCCTGTATAATTTTCTTACTAAAACCTAGAAATTCAGCGGCATCAGGCTCTAATAACTGTTCCTCAAGAGCAAGATACCTAACCTGTTCCTCTATACCATCCCACCCCATTTCTTTAGCCTCTCCGAGAAACATATTGAACTCGTCCCGAATTTCATTATGTTTAAGCCTACGAGCCTTTGTAAGAGCCGGGATAGGTACTATAGACAATTCAAATAATTCAGTTTTTAAATGTGCAATCCCTTTTTGTCCCTTTATTAAAGGTTCATCATCAAGACTAGACCGTTTAAAACTTCTAAACCCAATAGATGACATTCTTAATAATCTTTTTTGAACTTTAGAACTTACTAAAGTTGCAAACTCATCTGTCCCATCATCATCAAAAAATACATCCCCATCTACAGCTTTATCATTTTGATCTATAGTTTCAGGTACTCCATTACCAATAGTAGGTATCTGACCGCTAAAAAATGCCCCCATACCATGTCCAAAAAATACTTGTGGGTTTGCTTTCCAATTAGTTAAACTCATTCCCATTGGGACAACTACTTCACTATGCCGGTCTACTGCAAATTCAGTAAACCTAAATCGGGGTTGAAACCTTTGCTCCCCTGTAGCTTTCCCCTCCTCATCCAAAATAGGTTCATGTTTAATGGCTAGGGCCGACCCATAGGATTTTCCATAACTTATTGAAGGGGACATCGTTTTATCCTTATAATTTTTTTACATTAGTTAAATAACATCTGCAATTAGGCTCGTTAGGAAATTGTATCCCGTTTGAGAAATCATCATCTACTTTACGCCGTTCCCCATCTAAACTTTTATGCTCATCTCTAACATCTGTATCCCTCTGGCTGTTCCATTTCTTAAACTTAAAAGCATTTAACTTCATAGTCTCCAATCTGCCATAATTAGTAGAACTGACTGTTTCAGTTCTAGCAATTTTATGCGCCCGGCTAATAAACTGAGGCTTCATTTCCTTGTTGACTAGCGCCGCTATTTCATTTACTGTCAGTCCCCTTTTTAACCCTGTTTGAATTATTCTATCTACAGAATCTCTAGTAGTCTCATTTATCCACAACGCATACTGTACTGACCTTTCCTTTAAATAAGTTTGCACTACTTTATCAGTAACTACTAATACAGTCAATGCCTCCGGCCTTGCATAGCCGGTAGATGCTTCGATTATACCCCTTTCCATATATGATACACCCAATTCCCTAAACAATTTAGCCCACTTAACCCAACTAATTCTTATTTTAATAGCTTTTATTACATAATCTTTTTGGGATTTAATTGAATTAACAATTTCACTTAACTGCCTAACAAAAAGTTTATCTAAATCTTTTTGAAATTGCCCTCCAATTCGCCTACGAATGGATAGTAAACTTAATAAATCGTCTTGTTTTTCGTAATCTTTCCCCTCTTCAACAATATTCCTTGTAACTTGTTTAACTTTTGCTACAGCCGAACTTACTATATCTGCGGGATTTAAATATTTTGATGCTGTATTTTTTATATTTTCTAAAGTAGATAGTTGAACACTTTCTGTCGTGTCCTGACCTTTTTGCGTAATTGGAGTGCCATTTATATAATGATCATCCATCCCCTTCGCAGTCGATGCCGGGAGTCCCAAGACCTGTGTTCGGTAATCGTTCGGAGTAGCACCACCATTTTTTACCGCTCGATCATATCTAACCGATTTAATTGTAGGGTCTTCTTTCAAACCACTTACATCACTTACATCAAATTTAAACTTAAATCCACTACGGGTATTTACAAGAAGTGGTAAGAAAAATTCCGTAATCACCCCTTCAAACATATCCATTATTGGTTTTAAAGCATTGGTCCAAAGTAGTCGCTCTTGTACCGCTGCGTTGCTTATCCGACTCGTTTCTTTGAACGATCCCATAAATATGGGGGGAACCATAAATGCGGTAGCCACATGCTCAAAAGTTATTTTCCTCTGCGCTATACTTTCCAAATCTTTCAAAGGTAGGCTAAACGGTTTAAATGTCCAACCACCATCTAAATACATTATTTTCCCGAACTGGTCTAACCCTACATGCTCATCTTTTACATGCTCCTTAAACCTCTGAAACGCTGATTCTCCATAAACCTTATTTGTACTCATTAACCCACTAGGTATTGCCCCTTTATCAAATATATTCTGACTAGCAGTAACTACATTTATATCTAAATTAATGTCATCCCTAGCCGCTTCTATTGAGGACATTCCCCTTAGTTCGTCCTTCGGGTCAAAGAATTTAATAAATAATATTTCATCTACCTCATATCTTTTTTCCTTACCGTTTATCACGTATCCAAAATGGTCATACAATTGTGTACTCGATCCATATACTTTAAAATTAAGGGGAACTAAAGGCCATATCATTTTCCCAAAACCAGAATAGTCTCTCAAAAGCCAGGGCGTTTCCCCTGTTGAGAGTAAATGGATAAGACTCGCATTCAGAAATTGACCCCAAGTTTTCCAAGGGTTAGGCTTTCTAAATATACTAAATTGTGGTCTATCAGTCTGTTCATTAAATACCCTGTTACTATCCTCGGTCCCCACCATTGGCCTTAACGCCGAAATATGTTGAGATATCACATTTATAGCCGTATATACTCCCAATACTGTTCTATAATAATCAGGATTATCATTCACTTCAACGGGTAATAAAGACCCGAAATCAGTCATAAGATTTCTGCTAGCAAACCCCTTACTGTCTAAAGGGTCTAACCCTGCGGTAAATCTAATACTATTTATCATCTGGGCTATCATAAACTAGCACCATTATGAAATCTTCTAAACAACGCTGTATTTTCATAATCCTCTTTACGTGCAGAAACATGCGCAATTAATGACGCCCATGTACTATCTGTAAAAACAAGATCAGGTACAGCATTAACAGGTGGAAACCCTTCAACATTGTGTTTAACCATTTCTACACCATTATCCTTACGCCGACGAAAATAAAAATTATTTGCAACGTGATGCCAACTGTTTATCATTTTATTATTGACCTAACTTAGTAAGAATAACTGAATATGATAGTTGTGTAACTAACGATACCGCCGTCCAATAAATAATAGTAGTCCAACAAACTGTTATTAATGCCACTGCAAAGAATATTCCATGTCCATAATATAGTAGGGGCAAGAACTCTCTTGAACTTTTTAGAGTCTCATACTCGGCTCGGCCAGTAGTGCTCGAGAATACAATTGTAAAAATCCCAAATGCTAAGTAGATGATGAATACCATTACTAATATAACTTGTGATCCCATTACACGGCCATGAAATTTAAGCCCTGAGAGTAGACTGTACGATATAACATTTCTAGACAATCGGGGGCATCTTTAAGAGTTATTTGGGGATAGTTCCATATGTGCTTCATAGCAATATCGTAATTGTTTGGAGCCGTCTTCCAATCAAGCCTAAATCTTATTTTCCCCACACTGTACGCTCCTTCAATGCTTTGTATACGGGCATCTTTTTTCTCAGTATTATATATTTCCCGATGGGGTACGTACCTGCGAGGCTTCTTCATCCTCGTGGTACTACTTACAGTTCCTCGGGCAACCCTTTCAGTATGTATTTTGAGATTCATCTCCCTTATCTGGGCATCTAATAGTTCTCCATAAAGTACCTGACTTGCATTAGATTCTATGCTAAATTCTTCATAATAATAAATTGCGTCATTATCTATAATTGTGTCTACAATCGAACTAGGCTGGCGAATCTCCATATTCATATCAACTAGGCATAAGTCCCCTATATCGTTAACCAACCCGGTAAATATAGGCGCATAACAACCTGTAGTAGTCCTACCTAACGCCGGGTCACAACTACCAAAGAAACTATACCGGTCTATTTGCAGAAGTCCATCCTCATCTTTATAATCATCTATATCAAAATAATGCGCCTGCTCTTTTAAAAATACGGTTGCACCCTCTACTAACGGGTTTAACATTTGCTGCGCACTGAACGAGGCTAAACCTTTTTCAATACGTAATGCTGTTAACTTTTCATCACTTAAAATATTTGGGAAATTTAATTTACCGGCAGCATCACGAGCAGGAGTTATTGTAAATTTATATGGCTCTGACTCTTTGTTACCTTTATTATATTCTTCTTGCAATTCTAGATTTAGGTCTTCTATTAAATATGCATATACATCCTCATGGTGCCAGAACGTACCCCTTAACCTAATCCGACCACCGGGGTTTAATAAATCAATTACATCGTTCATAAACCTTTTTGTTTTATCTCGCTCCGCTACACTATCCCTATCCTTCTCATCTACAATATCGTCCAATATAATTAGATCGTAATGCTGTGAAGTAACTGAACTATCTTTCCCAATTACATCTATTGACCCTGACTTTTGCGGCCTTTGTCTACGGTTAATGATCAGACTGTATTGCTGCTCGCGAGGACATCTATACAACCAATTGCCGTACAAGTGGGTAAAAGCCACGTTGTTCCTAAGTATAGCTTTTATCTCACTTAAAACTTTTGCGGCATTAGTCCCACTATTCATGGCTATTAAAATCGCCAACTCCGGGTCTTGCCTTAACTCCTCTATACTACCCCCCACACTGCCTATTGTAGTCTTATAAGTACCTCGGGGCCAAAACCGGCCTAACCTTTTACTTTTATCGCTACAAACTTCATCTACGAAGACCCGGTGAGTCTCGTCGTCTAATAAATTGAACCCATATATATATTTGAACCTGTAAAAATTATCGTGGTCCGCTAACCATCGGATAGATAAATCTCTGCGACGTGGGTCATTTGACTCTAGGCCTTCAAGCATGTGTAGGTTAGTGGTCATCGCTCAACTGTTAAAACGAGATGGAAGTTAGCCTTTTTATTTGCTTTAAAATCCAAAGCATTGTGATATCCAGTTCGTAATACGGCTACGGCCTTATTAAAAGCAACCATATCACCTGATGTTCTACAATTAGGAGTAATAATTGTGTGTTTACATTTGATACCGGGGATATTACTCATAGTGATTTAGTGTTTCTGAAAAATTGTAAAAAAATATAGAATGGGGTATATGTATATATTGGACCCCCCTTGGGGTAAATAGGCATTAAGTTCTTAGTTCTCAACAACTTAGCACCCCAACAACATTAAAAGATAATGACCTACCCGGGTACGGTTTATAATGATATGTTTCAATCGATTAGGTGGTTTAAAAGGAAGGTAGTTGGTAGGATACTGAAGTGGATAGGTCACTAAGCTTTTGCAACCCCATCATCTACGTAACGGGTTGCCATTACTAATACTTCTGGGCCAGTCATATCAGACAACTTCTTCTTATCAAGTGCATCGTCCAATGTCAGGGTAATACTTGTAGGCTTTCCCTCAACAAGATGCATAGTTTCTATTAATTGCTTTACCTCACCTATATTATTGAATGGTATATCCCCTTCCCTGACAGCGAATAGTAATTGAGTTTTTAAAAGGTTTAACGCGGTAGGTATCTCAGTCTCTTTACTTGTCACCTCATCAACCGCAACTTCGGCTAACATACTCATCTTCCTATTAGTGTACCCCTCAAAATCATACAACTCTTTCCATAGATTAATAGTACCAGGTGAGACTTTAAACATACGAGATAGTTCAATTGAACTAGTTATGCCATCAGCATATACCTTACGAGCTTGAATCATTGAGGTACCCAAAGACATAGTGTAATTTAAAGGATTATAAGATTAGGTGTAATAATTATTACGGTAGGGGGTCATATATTTTAGGGGTTAATATTAAAAATAAGTTAAGATTGTATATAAAAGTAGGAGAATAGGGTTGAATAATAGTAGTAGAAAGGAGTAAAAAGAGATAAGATATATATAAATAAATATAGTTTAAAATTCTAGACTACCCCCCTCCAATAAAAAAAAGTGTTTCCGTTAAACTTAGGGATAGGTAGGGTTTGGTTCCCTCTTATATTTTTCTAATTACATTAATTCACTACCTTTTAACCCCTTTCCCCCTCACATTTTTACCCCAGATCACTATGTTTTTATAACATTTATATCTTTTTTTTAATATTAACCCCTAAAATATATGACCCCCTACCAAAATAGTTCTTAACCCCTATAATAAACAAGCCTTTACGCAAGATTTCGGCGTTTTCTTGCCCCAAAAACGCTATATAACTCCCCCCATGTTTCTCTATAACTCTGTTAACCGGGTGCTATAACTTCTCTATAACTCCATATAACAGATTCCCCCCAGTATTTATATGCTCCTATAGTAATCCTATAACAGATTCCTAGCACTTTTTATATGAACTACTTAGTACTCATTAAAACAAAATATAAAAAAAGTTAAAGGTTTACCCCCTATAGTATTAAATTCCCGTTAACATTTCATTAGTATTTACCTACCATATACCCCATAACCTATTATAACTTTACTATAGCAGAAACCAAAATTCCATTAAACCAAAACAAAGAAATAGTGCATTAAAATGAAAATATTCAAATACGAATTAAAAATAACGGATTATCAATCTCTGTATTTATTCGAGGGTGCAAAAATCTTGCATATTGCTGAACAGGACGGTAAACTGTTTTTATGGGCATTAGTTAATCCTGTTGCCAAGCACAGTTGGACTGTTAAAATTCGTATTGTAGGTAAAGGTGACTCATTTAACGATATTGAAGAATTTCCTGATTTTCTAGGTACTGCAATTATGCGAAGTGGCTCATTAGTTTTTCATGTTTTTGCAAACTTAGAAACTAAGAAGCAATAAAATGGGACTTTACAATACTTATGGTGATAATCTATTGGCTCAAATGAAAGTTTCTGACATTCTAGACTTAACCCATTTTGGTAATCAAGACGTAGCGGACATTCCCGATGGACTTTATATTACTCATGAGGGAATAGTTATAATTCAGAATGGACGTATAATACATGAATATGTACCAGAAGAGATTTTTGATAAATGGGGCTTACAAGTAAATATGGTTAAATTATTACATAATCTTAATCCTTTGACCGAGGTCATGAACGAAACTATAAAAAAGAACACAACATGACCCCTCCAAATTATTCTCTAATACCTCTCCTCTGGCTTACAGCAGAAGTATACAAGCAAACTGGTGGACTGCCACCCAGCTTTTTAGGCACAAATTTAACTCCATTTCAACGACAATTAATATTAGTCCGTCATATTGAATTACATATTAAGGATCATGGCAAGGCAGAGGTAAAAGACGTTTTGATGAAAAATCTGTTTACTGGGGGAGAAAAGGTAACAAATTACACAAGGACCGTCCTATTCCTATTAGAGAACGGCTGGTCGTTTGTGCGTGATAGTAAATTTAAGATATGGACTATTAAGGCAGGTAAGTAATGGTCCAAGATATATTAGGACAGATACAGATACTGCGGGATCATCTACAAAGTGCCAAAGAGTCCATTAATCTTATTCTAGACATTAATAGCGGTGGATTACTAAATACGGTGAGCAACCTTTTGGATAAGTGCATTAAAATGGTAGATTGTGTACAAAAAGTGCTAAAGGATCGTGAATGATGATAGTCCACCGCCGAAAACGTTGGTACTGGCCTTTTAAAACAATTTATCTTAAGCATGATAAAAAGGCTAGTGAACATTGTTTACCATGTTTAATTAATGATATTATTGCAGAAGCTAAACACGGGACAACTATTAGTCCAACAAAAAAGGACCTAGATTTTATGTTATTCGTGGCTTATTCCCATACAGAGATCTATAAACAAATATTAAAGGCTGCGGCTGAAAATGAAGATCAAATTATGAAGGAAAATAAGGAAATACAATGAAATTACTTGAAATAGAAGAGTGCCAAGAATGCCACATGTATAAAAACATCAGTTTAATATCTGAGTTTTGTATAAATGCTTGCCACCCAAAATATGATGTTAGTACAGGGGCAGCTGTAATCCGTTCAATTGATCGGATTGATCCCGATTGCCCACTTGCTGAGAAAGAAGAGTAATGAAGTATAAGGAACTGGTGGCTGACTTATTTATGCTCTCAGGGCATGATGAAGGCAATTATACCACACTTCCAATTCTTTCGTCATTTTCAATTCCAGCGGTTGAAGATGTAACAGAAAAAGCGGCTTTAATCTCATTTGAGCACGGTTCGATTTGGATACCTAAAAGTCAGATGCGTATAAATCCTGAAGGAGTTATTTATTTAGCAAACTGGCTCTATGAAAAACATTTTGAACCAACAACATGATCTTGGAGGACTAATGACTAAAAGAAAATCTGAAATAATTGCCGCTAAATTAGACAAAGCATTCCCAGACTGTCTAAAAACAGCGTTCCAGAAAAAGTTCGACATTGAAATTGAGTCATATTATAGTCTTTTCGCTACGCGTTTTATAACAATCCATATGAACCAGAAAGTTTTTACAGTAAAGGAACTAGCTTTTCTAGCAGCGTACAGTGATGGTTACGAAAAAGCTATGTTAATAGTAAGTGAAATGTAATGGGAATAAACAGTAATTATATTATGGATTTATACTGTGACCACCCGGATTGTACAGGAATTCGATTGCAAAAGGGATTTGTATATTACACAGGTGAGCCCAATAAAACTATTATCGCCGATGATAGGGCCACCGCTTACAAAAAAGCACGTGCGTTAGGGTGGGAACTAGACATAAAGGCGGAAAGAGACCCTAAGTTTCAACTTGGTACAGGTAGAGTACTATGTCCAAAGCATTCTAAAAAAAAAGGAGATCAACAATGAAAAGCGGCTTTAAAATAAGTGGGAAAAAAGGATTTCATATAACCTTTGATAGCGGCAACACAGGAGAATTAAATGATCTATTTAACGATTTATTTATGGACCGTATGCAAAGCGGCCAAATGGTAGAAGTTGTCTGGGCAAAAATCTATTTCAAATCAGGAGCAATACAAATGTGGAATCTTGCCCTATCTGATGGAATTGAATTTGCAGGGAGAGAATAATGAACAAACGCTACCCCGGTAGACCTAATTACACCGGGCCTAAAAAAGGATATTTTTTGTTACCGTATCACGATACTCTAGTCACTAGGATGACAAATATATTTGAACGGTTGGATACTATTGACCGTACTAAGTCTAAGAAGCAAATATCTTGGCGACGACATTGTATAGTGTACGTACAGCCTAGTAAACTACCGCTAAAAGTGCTTGCAGCATGTACCGTTTATTGGCGAGCATACATTGCCTGGACCAAAGCTCTTATCAACCATAGGGCATCTTTTGTGGCATATATGACCCGACATAAGGCAGGGCTTGCATTAAGAAAAATATTAAAAACCCATGATAAGGAGTTGACAGTCCTGTTAACAAAGTATGTACCGGACCATACTTGGAATGGGAAAGAGATAGAATTTAAGGAGTAGCATGAGTGAACCACTAAAACCCTTAGAACGAATAGTAAGAACACAAGAAGAAATTAATGAGGTAATGCAGTGGGCAGAAGATGCTTTTGATCAAGGGACTCATTATGCTGGGATGAGTTATGAGGAAGGTATTACTGCTATGTATAATTGGCTTATGGGCGACAATGATGATCGACCCAACGCTGACTAAATTAGCCAAGGTTAAAAAATAAGTAAGGTAATTGAAATAAATGCTATGATAGAGTTTAAGGAGGTAACATGAGTAAGACACGGGAACAAATTGGTATAATACTACAACAATTGGCCGATGAATTAGCCCCGGACATTCAAGCAGGATATTTATCGGAATCCATTAACAAAATAGAAGTAATTCTTAATGAGAAAGTCAAGGCAGCGCGGGTGGAGGTGCTGGAAGAAGTAAGAAGACTCGTAGATAAATGGGTTGAACGCGGTTGGTCTACCAGTAAAATACGCCAATATCTTTTTGACACCATCGACAAACAAATCAAGGCCGAAAAATGAAAACTGTTAATATTGTATTAAACGAATTAGAAAGTGCCCGGCAGAAACACCCACAATTTGAAACCGCTCATCATGGTTATGCTGTAATTAAGGAAGAAGTAGATGAAATGTGGGATGCTATTAAGGCTGATGATATGCCCCAAGCAATTAAAGAATCTTATCAAGTTGCGGCAATGGCAATTCGATTTATTGAGGATTTAAGTCACAAACTAGCTAAGGTCAAGAAATGAGTAAACCACTGAAACCCTGTATGTGTGGCGGTGAAGCAGTTGGACCAGAATGGGAAACTACCGCAATCCCACGCCCCCATGATAAACGATATGGCATTCGTTGTACCCAATGCAATATTCGTCTGTTAGGGGAAACTAAGGAATCGGTAGTCAAAGCGTGGAACAACCGCCCCGGTGAAAAGGCGGCGCGGGTAGAGGCGCTAGAGGAAGTTAAGAAAAGACTTCGTGGGGCTATAAAATCTAGTTTTGGTCTGCGGGTTTTTGATACTTCGATTGACAAACTAATCTTGGAGACCAAGAATGCCGACTAACAAACAAATTCAACTCAAAATCGCCGAGGTGCAGGGGTGGGACTCGCTTTTTCTTGATCCGTTCAAAAAACTGAAGGGTCAATTAGACGAAAGCGGACTTATCTCCGTCCCCAACTGGCCCGGTGACCGCAACGCCTCGTATGAGTTGCCGGTGGAGGATGTTTCAAAATATGCTCGGTGTTGTGCTTTGTTAGAACAGAATGGCTTTCACGATGGGAGTGGTTACTTACGTACATCTCGCTTTGAATCCCTCGCCTGGCTCTTCTACAAAGGCCGGCAGTGGGTGGAGTGTGATTGTGAGGTTCCAGCGGTACCAACGCCCGAGGATATATGTCCAAAATGCAACGGCGAAGGCGGGGAGTGGGTAAAGATCGAGGGAAAGCCATGAGAGAGCAACGCACAAAAGTAAAAAGGGGGCAACCCGTGCTGAGTGAACAGGAAGAAAAACAAATTTTAGAAATTCTGGAGAATCATCTAATACATGCCTATAGTGGAGGGAGAGGGGGACACAATCTTTATAGCCACGAAGAACGTGCCAGACGTATTTTATCTGCAATTAGAACATATTTCAAGCCCCACCTACGCGGGGAGTTCCCGCGAGAAGATGCTGAAAAGTTGGGAAACTATTACTTTGGGGTAATGTCTATCTATATTTCAAAGCCCAATGATGCGGTAGCGCAAAAAACCCTGCAAAGTCTTTTTGTAGAGAATTTCATTAAATGTTTTGAACATCTCTGGAACGGTGAAGTGCTGGTCGGAACCTGTCCAACGTGTGGCGGGGATAAGGAAGTGCCATATTACGGTGATATGTGCGATGGTACTGGGCGCTGCCCCGACTGCACAGAGGAGAAGGAGCGTCGAAAGAAAGGGCCATCATCTCCACCCTGGAGTGTTAAGGG